TAATAAGCATTTAATGTACTTTTAGAAGCAACATCCAAATCTACATCACTACGCTGTAGCAGCGGCCCCTGTAATTCACGGCTCTCAGTTTCAGTTGTAAATTCCAGCCTTCCGCTTTCCACCATATTCTGAGTAGCAGTCATAACTGCACCAACATCCCCATCCATAAGGGTAAGTTGCTGTTGGAAATAATTTACCGCCTGCGGGTTATTGTTTGTACCAGAAAAAGTTTCAGATAAGATCAGGGCATTCTTTTTATTCTTCTGTGCCTTGTCTTCTGCTTTACGTTGCCGTTCAGCCGCAGCCCTTCGTGCCGCTCTTTCCTCTTTAGCTTTAATCTTTGCTTCTTCCTTTTCATCAGCCGCTTGCTGCATCCAGCTTTTAGCAATGATGTCTGCGCCCTTTGAGAAGGCTAAACCAAATGAATCTTCATTTTTGTAATAATTCTTTTTACCAGAAGAAACCGCCGCTTGTGTATCACGCCAACCCATCTACAGGCTCCTCTTCTTCATTTGATAAACCTAGCATTGCAGCCTGTTCTTCTTCACTGGCTGTTTCTACATCTGTTGGTGTAGCCATTAAGCCACCCTCTGAATTGGTCACTGACTCTTCAACAATTTCATCAGGATCGTCTTCTTCGTCATCATCAAAGATACCAAGCGCCAGTTTTAGGGAAGTAGGGGTAATTACCACACGGTTCTCATCGTTGAGGCCCATGTCATATTTGATGTCCTGTTCGTCAGCTATAATACCAATGTAACGGGCTAGTGGGCCTGCCATTAAAATAGCTAAGTCGATAGAAAACTTACCACGGGAAATACCCTGCATGAGTATTGCGCTTACTACCGTAGCAACGTGCGTATCAATTTTTAAAAGAGCATAAACCAGTTCTAATTCTTCTGGCTCATTCATTTTTCTAATTAAATAATCAACACCCTCATCGTAACTGACGATATCAGGTGGCCTGTGCCAAGGATAATTACGGGTGTCTGCAGCGTAGTTCGCACCAGCAATCGGGAAATCAAACATCTTCATCTACGATCTCCTCATCATTGTCTTCTGACAACATCTCTTCTTCAAGTTCATCGAAATATGCAGGGGTATGAAATATTCCCTCTTCGCTTAATTTATTGGTAGCGGCGGGTATTTTACCGTTCATAAAAGCCTTAATCGACTTCTTTACTGCGTCTTCAAACTTCATTGGATTTCTCCGTAGTTAACTGTGAGATAGCCATGAGAACCTACAGAAACAGCATTTGGATATTTTTTCTGAACTTGTTGGGCTATAACCCCGTAAGCAGGAAACTTATCTGCCCCTATACGCTTGGCTTCTTTGTTCCATTTCCAGCTATAAATCTTTATGCCTTTTTCAGTATTCAGGTACTGAATGTCTGTCTTTAGTCGTTCATCAGAGGGCCACCCTCGACCAGAACTGATCCACGCAGCACCTAGCGTTATGAGGCCATCCATAATGCCATTACCGCCGCTGCTTTGTCCTGCTTGCGCTCTAATCTCTGCGCCTAATATAGTGGCGTCACGATCAGCTTCTGCATTCCATCCCTTGAAGATATAATCCAAAAGATTGTCCACACGATCCCACAGTCGGGTCATTGATTCTGTAGACAGATCAAACGCATTTTTAACATCTAGAGTTGCCGCCTCAAATTCCATTTCTGTATTTGTAGTGGCTACTGTTTGTCTCCATTTGGCATTAGCAAGATCCAAGTTGTATTGCATATCTGCATAAAACTCTTGGCGAGACTGCTCTAGCTTAGAATTAAACTCACGGTTGTCGTTAATTTCGCCAGTATTAAATCGCTTCATCTGATTGATTTGTTCAGAGTTCTGCAAAGATATCTGTGCATTCATATTGTCATAATATTTCTGCATATCGTTGGCTTGCTCTGCACCAAACAAACGGGCTGCGTTAATAGCAGACTGATCGTTAAAGATGGCATCAACCATTGCCTGTGTATTCACAACTTCAGCCTGTTGCTCATTAGTCAGGTTAGCCAAATCCATTTCCAAGAAGGCTTTAGCATTCTGTACCGCAGCGGCCTGACGTGCATCTAGATTTGCCACTTCAAACTTAGCCAGTACAGCGGCTTTATTAATGATAGCTTCTTGGCGGTTATCTAGGTTCTTAGTTGTAAGGGTTTGGAAAAACGATGCTTCTTTTTCTGCAATACCAAGGGTTGCTTCCATGATGGCATTACTCATGGCTGCGGTCATAGCGGTTCCAGAGATACCAGAGAAAGCCATTGTCTTTGCAACGTCACGGGAAAGTGATTGTGCCCAAGGCGGTATTACAGGGTTGCCATTACTATCTTTAAATTCGGCAGAGATAATTTCCATCTGCCCTAGAATAGTAGCCTTACTATCGGTGTAATTACCTTCACCCAGCTTCTGGGCTAACAGCTTACCCGCTACTGTAGAGGTGTCGATGATATTGCTGATGTTTTGTGTAGCAAAGTCGTTGAGGGCTTCGCCTGTTACGCTAACTGTACCGTCTTCATTAACGCCTGTAGCAGCGCCTGTCATATCAATCTGAGCAGCGTCTACTAGGTTCTCATCACGAATTTCACCTGTGGCTGCATCGACCGTTGTCGCATCGGTTCCTAGCTGATCTGCGCTTGTACTGGCATCATACGTTTCTGCGCCAGGATTAACTACACCATCTACCGTAGCTGCATCACCTGTAGTTGCTACTGCAACAGTAGGACTATCACCTAAAAGGTAGTTGGGGTTAGTAGGGTCTAGGAGGGTTCCCGCAGTCTCAGGGTCAAGGTTAGGCAGATTGTCTACAAGACTTGCACCGTTGGCCTTTAGCCATCCCGCAGGATCATCTAGGATAGCCTGTATCTGTTCATTGCTTGTAGCCATACCAGCTTCTTCAGCCATCTTGATAATGGTTTCTGCGCCCTTAGTGGTATCATTACTTCCATCATCCTCAGTAGCATTATCTTCTGCTTCTTGTAGGATAGCCGCAGCTTGATCGTCATCACCGTTATCACGGGCGTCTTGGGCCATTTTCTCATAACCAGATGTTGATTGATCATATCCTTCGTCGCCAGGATATTTACCAGAGGCATCTTTTCGTAAGAAGTCTTGTACCTGACCTGCTTCGTTTACTTCTACTTGGTAAGGAAGCCCTAGAAAGTTGTAGGAATACTGCATACCTGTTTCTTTATTTTCATATACCTGCTTACCGCCGTACACGCCTTTTTCTTGGGTTTCTGGGTCAAGGCCATTAGCCCACCCCGCTATAGCCCCAATAACACCTACAGGAGAAGCGAAGCCTAGAACCTTATTAATACCTGACGGTGCAGCACCTGTTACTTTTTCAGGTTCAGCATTAGGTGTATTAGACGCAGGGCTGTAATCAGAGTTATTTGTATTAGTACTATTTGCAGATCCTGAATATGTGCCGCCTTCGCCTATATCAGAGGATGGTACAACAACATTATTTGATGGGTTATTATCGTCATCGTCATACACTAATGTACCGCCTACATAGGATGCACCATCATTAGGAGTAAATGTATTGGCTACGCTTTCCGTAAAGCTATTGCCGCCGCCGAATGTGTCTGACCAAAAGCCCATTAGATATTATCCTTCTCTTTTTCACATGCACGGATTCGGTCACGCAGCTTTGCGTAATCAGCGATTGCCATCGGTATAGTTGTCTGATCCCCGTCTAGGGCATCCAACTCATCCGCTAATTCTTGATTAAACTCTGAAGAATACTGCTCTATAGGCGGGCAGTAGACTTCCAGATTGGTTCTATAAACCGTTCCCCCGCAGCCGCTCAGTAAGAGACTTGCGGTCAGTAAGACTGTCAGCTTCATGTTCTGCCATTTTCTTATAAAAATCAGTCGTTTTCTTTTGCGCCTGAAGATCGTCTTGCAGGACTTTATTCTTTTCTTTGGCCCGACCCTTAACCTGACCCATCACATAAATAATGGGCAAAGCTAAAGCCAAAGTGGCAATGATATAGGTTTTTATCTTGCCAAATATGAACATCAATGGATGCCCTCTTTATTATCTTTAAATCGTGCATATGCAGCCAAACCAATGCCGCCGATTGCACAGATTAAAAAGATGGTTTTAAGCATGGGAGCATAGGCAACCAACCCTTGGATCTGCCCTGCTACCTCATTCATTGCAGTAGCTGCCCCAGCAATCCCTGCACCTGCCATTGTCTTACTCTTAGCAAGCGATTTAGGGGCCTCTGCGGTAGGCTTCTGGGGCATTGCTGGGCCGCCTTCATCAGAAGGCAACTGTGCATCACGGGCAAATATAGCAGCCTCTGCGGAACGTCTGCGAGTTAGCCCACGAAGAGGTGTTAGTTTGCCATCCACACGGGCTTTATTCCAGCGCATGATCTGTTCAGGACAATCGTCGTAATTTCCGCTGTTCAGGCGCTTCAGCAAAGTTGATGACCTGAACGCCCCACCACCTAAGTTAAATACAAATGAAGTCAGGGCATCGTACTGAGATTGCGTTAAAGGTACGTTAACGTATTTCTTAACTATCTTACCATGTTCATCTAGATCTTCGATAAGACGTTGTTCGCAATACTCTTTTGTCCATTTAACGCCAGATCTTACGCCACGGGTTGCGCCAAATCCGCAAGTCCAACGTCCTGCCACGCAGCGATATGCGTGTACCATTCCATCGTCTTTTACTTTGTGCAGACCTTCAAACTTTTTAACAAGTTCTACGCAATCTTGAGATACTGTTGTTGGATGCATTAATTAAATTCCTTAATTTTACGCATTAGGGTTTGGTGCAAACTGTGATTGAATCATTGACAGGTCAGATTTATTGTCTCTGCCTAGCGCCGTATTCGTATTGCCTGTCGTAGCAAACGGTGAAGCAAAGCCAGAACTAGGAACAGCCGAAGACATTGGTGGGCTAAGATTACCCATAGATGCGTTACCGCCTTGCATATTCTGTATGTTGCTCAAATCGTTTAGGGATTTATTGATGTTTATTACTTTATTGCCAATCTGCTTACCTGTTACGTCGAAAGAACGAAGCAGTAGATTGCCTTGATTATCCATAGCACGGGAGATTGTATTACCCTGCTCATCAATGCTGTTTTTAATCAATTGCCCGTTGTCGGAGAAAGCTGCACCAAGCTGGTTAAAGTCTTGTCGCATGTTCATATCCAGATCAGTCTGAGCCGCAGCAATCTTAGCTAGATCACGGGCCTGTGCTACCTGACCACCATCTAACTTATCGAAGCCACCTGCCATAGCTTGTTGAACGTCAGTGACAGCGTTGTTGGTGGTAGTTTGGTTTTGCCCGACTTGCTGAGTTAAATCAGCCTGACCAGACATAAGACCGTCACCTACGCCCTGTATCTGTCCTGTTAGATCACGCTGATAATTCTCAGCCTGTGTCAGCATTTCGTTGACGTTCATATTGACCTGATCAACTTGATTGCCTGACTGATCAAAACGGGTCGCAATGATATTGCCCTGATCGTCCATCTGGCGGCTAATAGTGTCACCGTTTTCCGTAATCGAATTTTGAATTAGCTGACCGTTTTCATCAAAACTAGAAGACAGGGCTTGGTATTGTTGCTGAGTATTCGCATCAATATTAGCGCCCGTAGTAGTCATAATGTCGCCAAGGTTACCAAGTCGGGTTGTGAGGTTTTCTTGTTGTGCTAGGGCATCAGTACCAGCCTGACTAAATCCACCTTCAACAGCCGTACCAAGGTTTTGAAACTCAGCACCAACTCCCGTGGCAACATCACCTAGCTGAGTACCTAAGTTAGCTTGCCCTGTAGCAGTAGCCTGTGCATAAGCGCCCATGTCTTCACGAAGACGATCTGTCTGATTAGCCTGTGCAGTAGCCAGATCTGCCCGTGACTGTTGGGCTAGTTCTTGATCATCTGCATATCTATCGGTGTATGTATCAAAGCTAGTCTGAAATCCATCAGCCGCAGTCTTTAATGCGCCTTGGTTTTCTAATGACTGCGCTGCATAGGTATCCTGGTTATTAGACATAGTATCTAAATCACCACTTAACGCACCTTGGCCCTCTAATAGGGTAGCCTGAGTCTCTGTAAGTTCACCAGAAGCGTCTGCAAAACCCTTACCAACATCCTCAAACCCTTGAGCATTTGCTTCAAACCCAGCGGTGTTTGCGGTATTTCCTGCGTCAACAGCGGTTTGTACGCCGCCAACGCTAGTATCTAGAGTATCGAAGCGTTGGCCTTGATCTATAAATCCCTGATCTACAGCACCTTGTACATTTCCAACACCAGTATCTAGAGTGTCAAATCTACCGCCCATAGTTTGACCAAGAGAATCTAAGTTACCGCCAATTACATTCTGGGTTCCTATGGCCTGTTGTCCAATAGTTCTATTCAAATCCCCTTGACCCGCAATGACATTACCAAATTGATCTGTCATGGCTTGGGTTTGATCAGCAAACTCTTTGTAGAGGCCCGTATTTTGAGTGCTAGGATCAAGGCCAACGATGTTACTCATCATGCCTTCACCATCACGGGCATCCACAACACCATCCCCGTTTACATCGTAAGATAGGTCTTGTTCTTGAAGACCAGTCGCCATTCTCAATGCGTCCGTTGCATTGGTAAGCGTTACTCCATCTCCGAAGTTGGAGAAATCGTAAGTATAACCTTTTGACCCAATAGCGTTAGAAATGTCATTCTGACGATCTCTGGATTGGTCAAATCTGTTGTAAATATTGTTATACGCCGCATCAGCATCATCTTGTGCAGTAGTAATCTGACCTGAAATGCCTACTTGGTTATCTGCAAGGGTTTGATACTGATCGTCACCCAAACCTGTGTTTGTGATGGTGTCTCCACCGCCGCCGCCGCCACCCATGCTAGAACTCCTTTATGTGAACTTTGTCTGGCTGTTTAAATCTGCGCCAGTGGGCTGGTACTCTCTTGCCCAAGATTGATTGTGAGTGTTTCATCATGCCGCGCATGACTTTGGTTGTGTGACCATACGGAGCTATAAATTCTATTCCCCATAGCTGTAGGTCTGAAACTATATCCGGCCTTTTATAGGTGGCCTCTTCTGGTATCCACCTCTCTGAAGTAAATCCCTCTGCCTCATCTTCGGTCAGCCACGCCCAAGAAACAAATCCTATAGGCTTATCTTTATCGTAGAATAGTCTGGCCTTGTTATGAAGCAGGGGAAATACACAGTAGTGGTTAAATTCAACTAGCGTGTAGAGTCTATGATCTGCGGATTGGTTAAACAAGAAAAGACTGTCTAGTACAGCTTTTTGTAGTAACATATTGCAATCATTATACCACTTAACTAGTTGGTATTACAAGCCCTTAAGCAGCTTCTTTTGTTTCTTCTAGTGAAGAGGTCAGCATATCCACGAAGGCTTTCTTGCCTACGCCTAGCTGATCTAAATTAAACTGAGTAGTGCCAATTTTACGGTCAAGATCAGCGACATGGTTTACCATAATCTTTTGCTGATCAGTAAGCTGATCCTCAGTATATTCTTTGTCGTTGATGACAATGGTTTGCTTTTTTTCTGCCATTGCTTTTCTCCTTC